TCATCCTCTTGCATCCTTTGCTGTACATCGGTTGCTGGCACTTCGGGAGTTCCCTGAAGGTACTCTTGTAACTTCTGTAAACGAAGTTGAGAATTTACACCCTGTTGGGGAACATTAACAACCTGACCCGATGCAATCTTGGCAATGTCGGCTGAAGTTTCTTGAATTTCCTTGTCGGTTGCTTCTTCAACTGGGGCAATCAATTGACCGGCTAAGTTAGGATCGATTGCTTCTAAAACTTTACGAAGATATACATCATATCGCCCAACTCCTTGACGGTCATAAGTTGACATTAATTTACCAACAGTATCGAGCTTCTGAAGAACCTTCTCCTCGTCCTGGTTCATGCTGTTCCAAGTAATATTAAAATCATAAACCTCGGCAGTTTCATCGAGCATGAGCATCGCACCCTGTTCATTATTTGTTACCCGAAACCAAATTTGTGGACCGCCGTAAGTCCGATCCAAGCACCATACCCGATTCAAAATCTGTTTGAATCCGTTGAGCCATTGGTTGACCAAGTGCTGGCGAATGCTGTTTGCTTCAACTGCATCCTCGGGTGATGTCGCTCTGCCAGTTATCTTATTGGCGAGTTGTCTGATTTGCATCTCCACCTCCATCGAGGCTGGCGAGTAGCGTGGAATTTCAACGAATCCAAACTCTCCACGGCGGCGGACTGGAATCTGCGCACCTGGTCCGATCCGTTCGGGCTTTCGGCCAACGATATATTCTGCGGCTGGCAAGGTACTCATAGAGGCGCGGTCACGCCGGGCATCCATCTCGGTCTTAACTGCGATTTGATAAGACTTTAAAAGTTCAGGGTAACCTCGGGAATCGAGCAAGCGATGATTGAGGTTCTCACGAGTTATGCAGACAAATGGATATCTGCCCTCATCGTACTCCATCGGACTATGAAACCCATGCCCTTCAGCCTCATCTGCCCAACAAGTAATGGTACAAATTGGTACATCGTCTTCATCCAATTCCTTGCGATATGTCGTAATTACCCGAACCATACCTTCATAATCCTGTGTGCCGTAAAAATTACCGGTGTCGTAGGACATTAAATCAGTCGAATAACTTTCATCCGCATAAAAGCCCTTACTGTTCTCAAGCACCTCCTCAATCCACTTTTTATCCCATCCCTCATTGACCTTCTGCATGAGTGCTTCGGGAGAATAATAGTGAATGCAGTGAATGCTCCTGGCAGACTCCAAATCAATTACATTAGAGTCGATGATTATTTCCCGACCTAATTCATACGCCTTAATGGCCGGACGATTAACAACAGCTTTTTCAGTCGGAACTTTCGATACTCCTTTGCTACGAAGTTCATTAATCATCTTCCGAACTCTTCGCTTTTTAAGATTCGGGAATAGCGGGAATAGCATCTCTTCAACTCCCTCCTTCATCTCAGGATCTTGGATTGCCATAGCTAACTCGGGTGACATTTGTGCAATCTCTTCGAGTGATATATCCTTAAACACTCGAGTGGTTTCACGCTTCCAGTAAGTACCGAAGAATGTAATTCCATTCTGCAATAAATAGTTTGCTCCGATGGCGGCTTCCCGAGGAAGTTCAGTCATTGAGTTCATCCGCCATTTTAAAAACTCGCTTACCATCTTAGCACTGCCAATGTCGGAACTTTCTACGGGAGCGGCCACGAGGTTGGCTTGGCTGAGTGACTGACTAAGTAATGCTACATCTCCATCGATCAACGGGTTAACCAAGTTTGGCTCGAGATCACTAGAGCCGTCCCAAGGAAATGCCTCCGGTCCATTCTTCTTGCCTGACTCATCTTTGCCAGCCCATTCGTTAAATCGACACTCCCTACCCTGTTCCGCTTTATCCATCCAAAAGCTCAAGTCTGCTTTCGCATCTTCAAACTCCTTTTTGATGGCATCTACATCCGGTCCTTTTTCGCTAAATTCCTGTATTTCCATTTTTTATAATCTCCAATTCTAACATTATTTTTTTAAGTTTTTTCAGTGCCTCTTTTTCGACTCTGTGGACAGCGATAATAGGCACTCCGATAAATTCGCTAATTTCCTTCAGCGTGAAATTGTTTGGCTCACGATTTGCCTCAAATGCAGACAAGCCCTCCTCGACAACCATTTCCCTCAACATAAGATCAATCCGCTTCTCCGTCTGATCATGCGATTCGATACAAATCATCGTCTCCTTCGACTTTTTTGACATAAATTTCCGATTTTGGAGGGTGATTGGCTTCCGGTCTTTTAACGCACCGAGCAACCCCTTCCCGATCATCGAAATGGATAAGCATAAGACGGGGATTTGGGACGAGTTTAAGCACCCTAGCCTTTTCAATCTGCTTTGCCGGCGGGGAAGGTAAACCCACTTTACCATCCGAATCCTCAGACCAAATCTTTTGACAGCTAGAGCGAGGGATGCCCACCCTTTTACTTACCTTTGGCCAGCTTAATCCAGTCTTCCGTAAAATTACCACTTGGTCCCTCTGCATTTGACTCCACTTTTTAGTTACTCCCATAATTAATACCCTCCTCCACCCGTTGAAATTAATTCGTCCTCGCTGAAATACTCGAAATTGCCCACCGCAAAATACCTCAGACAGTCAGGGAAGTCTTTTTCGGGGGCTTTAAGGGAAGATGGCTGATATGCTTGCATACAACTTATGAGATTTTGGCACTCATCCGAAAACATCAATTTAGGCTTATTCTCCAAATCCATCGGTTTATCCCGATCCCATGCGAGTAAATTATTAATAGCTTGGAGTCCTGTTTCGATGTCTAACGCTTCTGCTGGCTGAACAATAATATCTTCATCCATTAAATCATCGATAATGTTGGAACTGCCTTCCGACTTCTGATAGCTCGCCGCCCCAAGCCGAGGGTCGATTATGCGGATGACCTCACTTTCCCCACATACCTCCTCCATCCTACGAATCTCATCGGCATAATCCGCCAGGCCGTACCCGTTCGGTTGGGCGGCCTCGCCAGCGGATAATTTATCCTTCGTCAGATCAATCCACCCACCCCATGTGTCGAAGTCAGGGAACTCCTTTACTGCCCAGGCGACTCCATGTGGATCGATTGCAAATAATACCATTGTCCAAGGTTTTGCTCCCGCCGGATCGATGGAAAGTACCCAATTTGCTTCCGAGAAATCGGGCAGTTTGTCAGATGTTACGAAGTTTTTATCGGTAAGATTGGGGAAAATGGCTCTCGATTGCCTCACAGGCACTCCATACGCACGGCAGAGAATAGTCTCCCTCTTTTCACCTTCCAATTGATTCTTCATCGCCGCCCAACCGCCAAAGGGATTCGCCGCTGTATGAAAATACACAACAGAACTGGCTTTGCGGATGGGCTGTTGAACGAGGGGGACTTCTTCGCCGTCCAGGAGATCCGCTTTCGTTGACTCTATGGTGCGGGCTCCCGTTAGCATCGATTTTACGACAGAGTTCCATCCGTCTACTGCGGTGAAGCTGATAATTCCCTTGGAATTGCGGGTCACGGTGCGGTAGCGAAGTGTATTTACCCAGCTCATTGGCACCAATTCGTCCGCCCAATATCCAATGTTATGTGTTTGATTATCAACGACTTGCGGAGATCCGATCTCTCCTCCTTCGATGGTACTGATGTCCTGTGACCAATTACGAAAAATGCATTCTGATCGATTGGGTAAAGTGAACTTTCCGGCAGTGAAGCCATTACGAAGTGAATACATCACATAGCCTACTTTTCCCCTTCCGAGGCTTTTCAGTTCTTTAGGTAAATACTTAAATATTAGTTTTTGCTGAAATTGTATGCTGTTGGCCGAAGTCTCTGTTAAGCACCATATAATCGTGCCGGGGTTTTCAACGAGGGATTGAACTACCCGCTTGGCCGCCCATTCCGATTTGCCAGCTCGGTTACCGCCCATAACGAGTATTTCGGAATGAGTCTTTAGCTGATCGTCTGCCCGCTTCCAGGTATCGAGTTCAAAGCCATGCCGGTAAGGATCATCCTTCTCGAGCTTGATCGCTTCCTCTCGCTTCTCCCAATATGCGAGGATTGACTCGGGGGACATGGACAGCATCTCTGATTTTGTCAGAGGCGGTAAGGCGGGGTGCGGTGTCCAGGTAAGTGGCATTAGTTCGAGTGTACCATTTTTTGAGGCCAGCTACGCCCAATTGGTGAAAAATAGTAAAATTTTGTTCGGACATATTGATAATCAAGGATTTAACATCTAATCCTAGCATATTCTAGCATATCCTAACATATTCCAGCATTTGGGTATGTGGAGCAATGTGGGGCAATTGGTGAAAATTTTTTCATGGGCTACAATCGGTCTCGGTGACCGGCTGGCCGCCAAATCCGACCCCCCTCCCCCCCGCCTACCGTTGTCCGATATTATTACACAATTTGCACGATCTAATTGCGTTCCTGTAAAGTACTGATAATCAGCATACTTAATAAATACACTAACTTCGCCAAATAATGATTATGTCTAATTGTCCTTGACTGTTTCCTTATTGAGATTACTTTCTCAATTGCTTACACCGATAAATATTTAAAAATTGAAAAGTTATTCGTGCATTAGTTTTTATGCCTACTGAAAAAAAGAGAGTTGCGATAGAAGCTGATAACCTTCCGGCTAATCTGATAGTCGAAGAGTCATGCCCAGCAGTCTACACCGCCCAAGGTTTATTCGATAAGAGACCAGGAGACTATGCAAAGCTGGTTCAAATGCTAACAGATGGAATACCGGTAACTCGGATCAAGAAAGAGTTGAAAGTATCCCACAATACTATCGCTGTGGTTCGGTCTCGAGAGAAAGAGGTAATCGATGCATCGAAGAAAGTAATGAGAGGTTTGATCGGCCATGCTTCACAGCTTGCAGTCGAAAAGATGATCGAGAAGCTGGATAATGATGAAATACCGAACGGAGTTCTACCAATCGCTACCGGCATCCTAATTGACAAGCATCGCCAGTACGAAGGTGAACCTACTCAAACTATCGAAGTGAAGAAATCTCTCAGCTTGGATGAGATCCGAGCCGAGCTTGCCAATTTGAAGGATGAAAAAGTGGTTGAAGCTGAGGTTACAGACATAGATTAACAGAATAGCCTCTTAAAGCCCCGTAGAGGACGCTCAGAGCGTTCTTAGACTCCAACCTATATAATCTACCACGCTAGGGCATAAGACCGCCAATCCCGCCATTCCTCTGAATGCCCTCCTTGACGGCATTGGATTTTCATCGAATGCCCTCCTTGCTGTGATTGAATTTAGTCTGAGTGATACCGAGTATAGTATTATCTGAGCGATTATATTAAGGCTAGCAGATAGATCCCTTGAACGAGTGATACCTGTTCTGCCGGTTAATCGGTTAAGCTGATGATTCATTTTAATCTTTTAATCGAGTGAGCTTGTAGGCTGGCGGAGTAGTTAACCTGGTACGGCCGCCTAAAGCGGTTGGCGGACTGGTGCGTTAGCTTTAGCTATTGGGCCGCTTGTCGGGCCAAAGCATTAGTCCGAAGGTGAACTACTTGTCAGCCTGTTTTTGTACTAGAGAGTAGTAGTGCATATATACTATATAGGGTCGCACTACCACTCTTCCGACAAAAAAGTTAACCTATTCTCCTTTCAGTTTTAGCTTCAAAGAGTAGACAGTTTGGTTACCTGGACCACCTTTTTCGATCTCAATTTGATCCTTGGTCATCGATAATATTTTCTTAAAAACATGACCATCGATATTATTATTGGTCTTTTCCTGAAGTAATTCGATTGCCTTGTTTCTTCCGCAAATCGGCTTATCCTTTAACAGCTCGAGGAACTTCTCGGATAAGGCCTCATTTATCTTTTTTTGGATTGTGGAGGTTTGACCTGGCTTTCTGAATTTAGCCTCGAGGTCGGGTTTATGATGGAAAAGGGGGAAGGTATCGGCAGAGAATTCAAGGACTTTTGGGGGTGAGAACGGACAGTTTCGGGAGGTGGTTTCGAGGACTAAGTGTTCCTCTTCCTCGTGAGCGGTGAGGGTTAGGATAGCATCGGGATCACGGGCAAAGACACCTGAACCACTCGCTCTGTCGATATGATCGGTTTCTGACTTATTTCCCTTGGAGAAGTGGTGGGCGAAGACTATGGCGGCACCGGTTTCCTCGGAGAAGTCTTCGATCAGATTGACAATTTCGCCTACTGCTTTGGCATCGTTCTCGTCTATACCGGTTGCCAGCTTGTAGTATGGGTCGAGGATAATTAATTCGTAATTCCTCTTTTCCACTCGGATCTTGGTTAGGAGATCCAACAATTCTGTCCGATGACCTCGTAAAGGCCAATAGTCTAGCCTAGGGTTTAGTGGCATCTCTCCTTTAAACATGGCCTTGGCCACCCGCTTTATTCGATCCGTACCGAAGTATTTCTTCAGCTCGAAGTCGAGGTATAGAACCTTACTCTGCTTAACCGGCATCCCCAGCCAAGGCATCCCATTGGATGCGGCGATGGCCAAGTTAATGAGTGACCATGTTTTACCGGCCTTACTTGAGCCTGATATGATCATCTTACATCCTTCATGCAGACATCCCTCGATAATCTCTTCTAGCTCGTTCTTCGGGTTTGTGGCGAACTCCATGCACTGTCCGAATGACATGATATCGGGTAGTGGTTTAGGATCGTCATTGGTCACCTCGATTGATCGGTTAGGCATATTGGTGACAGTTGGGCTGTCGAGCATATATTCCAGTTCTATTGCTTTAAGCTGTGCTTTATAATATGGGTCATTTTCAGGTCTCATTATCTTTTATGTGATTTTTGATTAGTGTTAAAATTATTTGGGGCTTTAAATTTATGTGATTTCTGACAAGCACAATGGCATCTCCCTCGTTCATTCGGTGAGCCATTCTCATCGCTTTAACGGGCTTAATGCCTAGCTGAATAAACCTTCGGACGATGGTTGCTTTGAGGAGAGTATTAATCATTCCCGCCAGTCCACAGAAACGCTCCACCGGTATCTGCTCGTATTGAATCTGCCTCGAATGTCCTGAATACAGACATGAAGTTTATACAGTTTAATATTCATCTGCCATCCTGTCGGCCAACGGTTTACAGTCCACACATCGAGTCGCATTCATCGGCGAATCCAAATTCCTTCTGACCTTTTTCTGTGTCAGTCCGCAAATCAACTTCATCGAGTGGCTGGTGGGATCGGTGAAGATATAGTTTCTGTTTGGTATTATACACCCCGTTTCTGATTCGCTTATCTAAATCTACTGCTTTTGCATATTCTTCAGGCTCTTCCTCTTTTAACCTTCTCCACTCTTTATTGCTGTGGTATGGGCAGAACCAACAGGCAGAGCGTGGGGGTTTCGGATATCCGTTATCTTTCATCCACCTTAAACAGTCATGCCTGTGCATATCCATCTCGACTAAAGGCCATCTGTGTTGAATCCATGATTCTCGTGATTCTTTCATTCGTTGGATCTCATCCTTAGAAATTCCGATCCAAGTGGTAACGATTGGTTCTTTAGGCTTTCTGCCTTTCCACCCAGCAATCTCCTTAGTTTTTCGATTAATTGGTCGAATCTTAAAGTCTGTTGTACAAGTCCGCATAAGTAATCCTGTCTCTGTAAAAAATGGAGGGTTTGAACATCTGCTACCCTTGATTCCCTTTTCCACATCAACTAATAACCCATCTTTCTCCATCACTCGATACACAGGGAAAGGAAGCTCGCCCTCTAGCCAATCAAGATATTCGTAAACGCTTTTTGGCTCTGCTCCCACATCAGAAAATATCGCCGCAGTAGGCATGGGTGTAATCTCTCCCTTTGCCGCCATTAATGCCATAGCGGATGACTGAACACCCGCTCCTAAACTTAGTATATTTTTCATAAAATCTTCATTCCCGCCAAAATAGGATTGGTTGCTGGGCAGTATATTTCTCCCCCTTCTCAGTCTTCGGCTTACGGGTTCCCCAAGGCAGTCGGACTAAACCGAGGGGTGAATTATAAATCGATGGGTCGGCTCCGAGCTTCATCGACATATGTTTAAACTGATCGGCCTTACCAGGTATCCAATCGTACCAGCAGTGTAGACTCTGCCCGCCACTATCGACTATCATCTTGAGCGGACAGATAGATTCAAGGGCAAGTGCCGGTCCAATCTGTTCGGCCTTGGTCCATGTCGGATCATCAATTTCGTGGACCAGGTACATCCGCTCACCGGCATTCTCTTTTACCCGAGGACCGATATCCTTGAATGGGTTGTAAGAAATAAATTCCATCTGCCCTACCCCTTGAGATATTCCCCAATCGCCCGCTGACTTGATCATCGTATTATATTTATCCGCCTGAATGTTTATCCATTGGTCAGGTCGAAACAGCTTGGAAACCGCCTCCTCCGCATTCAAAGGAATGGCGGAGGAGCGGAGTTGTAGCATTTCGAGATCTTCGGGCCTACCCTTTGAGCTTGTTGAGATTGTGGTATCAATTGATACTTTCTTGGTTGGACTGATAATCTTCTCACCTGACAGGATTTGATATGCACCGGTGAGAGCGTTGCGGATCTCGTTTGGCTGGAGTGGTCGGCGGGTAAATTCTTTTGCGACCTCGAGGCAGTAATCATGTGCTTTCTCGAAGTCTGATTGGTGCATTGCGGCTCGTAGGGTTAGGCGGGCAATAAAAGTATGGTGGCCAAAGTCTCCTTGCGGGAGCCGGTCAAAGAACCCCGCCATATCTGCTGATAGGATTGCCATTAGTCGGAACCCTCTTCCCTAATAAATTGCTGGATATATTCCGTCAGCTTCCCGATTGCCTCGGTTTCAATTTTGGAAATCGTCTGCTGTGGAATACCTGTCTTGCGGGCAATTTCGGACTGGCTGAATCCGTCATGGTCATCGGGTAGTTTCAGGAGCATATTCCTGAGCTTGGCATCGTTTGCCATCTGCTTGGCGATGTCCTTAGTTCTTCCCATCCTCCACCGACACCCATTTATTTATTATCCCCTTTGGAAGTCCCGCCTCTGAGACATGGTGATCATTCGGATCAGGTTCATGTCCCTTCCGAGAGATGTGAACGATTTCCGTAAGTACTTTATGGGTATTGCCCCACCTCATTATCGCCCATGCTTCATTGGGGAATCTGATATCATCAAATACGATGGTTTTCTTACCGATGTAAGGGAGAGCCGCTTTATAGGCTAAGTCCACCCATATATTCGGATATGGAATATTCTTACCCGCCGGTCCATCTCGCCCCCAACTTGTGCCGAGTTCTTGGAGCATCTTTCGGGCATTAATCCCATCGGGGAAACCAGGTATCGGTTCTTCCTTAAAATGCAGATATTTCTCTCCTGGTAATATTACCTTGAGCATTTCCTTAATTGGAGTGGCGAAGGATAGGATCACCGCTCCTTCAATCGATTTAGCATAGGTCGATTTACCTACCGCCTTTGGACCTGTTAGTCCGATAATTTTGTGGTTCATACAGTGTAGAATAGTGAGTCAATAATGGTTACAGTGAATGCTATAATGAGGTAGAACATCGTCAGCACAGCGGTTATGAATAAGGCGATTAAGCCGATTGAGCGGAGGATTTTCATGCGTGTTGCCTTTCGTGGCATGACCGGCAGACGGAAATTAATTCCCATGCCGGTTCACTGCCTGGTGATAGATTATAAGAATCGTAGGTCATGTGATGGACTTCAGTCGCTTGCCTTTTTAGACAGCACTGGCAGATGTTATTATCCCTTTGCAGAATTAAACCTCTCTTATCCTTCCATACCTCGGAGTGTAGATATATTTTATATGATTGCTTCCACTCTAAATGCTCTTCCTCCTTGCGGGCTTTCCTAACTTCAATCTCTTCTCGGATTTGATTCTGCCGTTCGATGATTTTTTGGTTCTCATATTCTTTGGACTTATCCTCATCGATAACCTCAACTCCAGTCGGAGGGTAATCCGCAGTCAGTACCCCACAAGCCCCGCAAAGGAGGCATTGCTTTTTATGGCTAACGCCGCTCCCTTGCGAATAGTACGGATGGGTTTTAACTCTGACCCAGCGACTCGGCTCATCGCACTGCTTAAACGATATTGCTTTGTGGCATCCCATCCCTAAGCCTATTTAATCCCTTACCTCGCTTTGATCGGATAATGTTTCAGCTAATTGCCTAAGTCTCGCCTTAAACATATCGTTAATTAATACCTCAAACTTTTTGGCAAACTCCTCATGGGTTTCTTTCGGCAAAATCTTGAGCCAAGGATTAATAGTGTCGCTGATTAGTTTTTTTATTTCTTCCATATTTAGTAGTGGTTTTTAATTTCCCCCTCTGCCGCCAAGGGTAGCCCAGGCATATAGAGAGGTTCTTGTGTTAATAGTTGGATCATTAAGTCGAGTGCCGCCTGTCCCTCCGATTCGGCAACTTCAACAGTTACGGAATCATGCACATGAAGGACAACGGGCAGACCAGCGGCCTCAATCTTTAGGAGGGAATCCGCCATAATATCCCGAGCGGTTGCCTGGACTAAGTTCTCAACGAGGAGTCCGCCGTACAATTTCATCGACCCTTGCCCTCTTACCTTCTGACCAGTCAACTCTCGGCCGTCATCCTTTACATTAAAATATCGGATCAGATTCCCTGACCTCATGTTCATAATTGCACACTCGGGAGTATGCTTGGCCTCCTCTCGGATATGATCCTCGCACTTCTTCCACAGTTCGACAATCTTGGGATTCTGATTGCGGAAATCTTTGACCTGTTTTCGGGACTCAGCATCGGTCATATTTAATTTCCCGCCGGTTAAAGCCTGTGCCACTTGGCCGAACTTCTTTGGTCCACATCCATAGCCCAAACCCAACACACGGGCTTTACAGAGATGACGAAGTTCGGGGGCTAAATCCTTCATTGGTTCATCCTCATTATAAAGTCCAGTCGCTCGGCCATGTGCCTCGTATAAGTCTATCCCGCCTCTGACCAAACCTAAGAAATCAAAGTCCCCGCATAGATATGCCAACACCCTCGGCTCGATTTGCGAAAGGTCGGCAGAAACCATCACCCTACCTTTACCAGGTGTCAGACATTTCTTGGCTGATGTACCTTCCACTTCATCCCGAGGAATGCCCTGAAAGTTTAATCCACCCGCTCCACTCCATCGACCGGTATGCGGTGCCCCGCAGTATTTCAGACGGGTGGAAACTCGATGGTCAGGGCGAACCCGAAGGATCATACTGATATAAGTCTGCCTCGCTTTATTCGCTTTTCTCCACCTCGTCATTGCTTCCAAGATCGGAGCGTACTGCGGATTCCTAGCCTTCCAAAGAAGCAGTTCCGAATCTCCCTCCTGAGTAGACTTCGGAGGTTCGACATTCTGCATCTTTAAGTAGGCGGCCATTGCAACTGTCGAAGTGGGTTCTCCTCCTCCTTGTCCAACCCAAGGGAGAAAGGTTTCAACCTCGGCCATAATTGCTTTCGATTTATCGATATACTGCTGGCAAAGTTTCTGATCGATTGCCATCCCTCGACTTGCCGTCCTTCGGGTAAATGCGGAAAGTAAAAACTCTTTTTCGGGGAAGGATATTTTCAGTTCATTATAAATCCGAATACACGCTCGGGAATCTCCGAGTGCATACTCCTTAAACGATTCATTCTGAAGGATCTCTTCGGGTCGAAGTCCGCTCATCTCATTGCGGGCATCCTTATTAAGTTCCTCGCCAAATAATTCCTTATGACATCCCGCCAATGACCTCGGCAACTGATGCCAGCTCGCCATATCCGCCGTACAAATCCATTCACTTGGAGTGAACTGTGGCATTTGCCCCCTCGCCATTGCCATTCGACAGCATACAGAGTCAAACTCTGCATTATGGGCGCAGATCGATTGTCCGTTTAGGCGGTCAACCGGTAAGTCCCTTGGATCTCCTACCCACTCAAACCCATCATCGGATACCAGGCTAACAATGGTTACCCGAAAGTCGGGGTGCTTGACATATCGGTCGAGTCCCATCGTGGCCACGCTGTACTGCTTGGACCAAACTGTTTCCACATCCAAGGCGATCAATTCCGATCCTCCTTTAAAATAGTTTCCGCTGACATGACCGCATTCTGCAAAGTCGGATATTCGAGGACTGGTAAGTCGGGAGTATCCAATGTCACCGCCCAAACCATTTTATCTAAGTCGAGCAGAATATCCGCTTGCCGACTGCCCACCTTGACCACGATCTTCTCACCTCGAGGTAACCCCAATCCCATTTTATATTGTGTTTTCATTTTTAATCCTCTTCAATTTTGGAGCCACTGCCGGAGCCTTAGTCGTAAGGATCGGCGTGTTATATCCCTGTGGGTTTGTTAAGTAGCCCTTGTGGTGAAGAGGCTGTTTAAGTTGTTTCTGCATTTTATTTCGTTTCATTTAATACCTTTCCAATCTGTTTCCCTATCCACGCTCCAACATTGACAGTAATTGCGTTACCCATTTGCTTATACCTCGGTCCATCTGCCTGTTTGACCACCTTGCCGGTAGCCTTCCACTTGTTCCCCTCAAGGATCAGTTCCATCTTTTCCGATGTCCAATTATCGGGGAATCCCTGTAGGCGTTCGCATTCGATTGGAGTGAGTCGGCGGACTGTTAAAGTAGCATCATGTACAGCTTTTACTTGTGCTGTAACTTCGCTGGACTGAGGGGATCTCGATGGGTTGTTAGAGGCACTAAGCGTAGGAGCTACATGAGCCACCCCCACGCCTTCCCCGCCTTGCTGGCTACGCAGAGTTACCGATACATCCTCGGACTTGGGGGTTGTGTCTCCGTTCCATGAGACGACATGGCTACCATGCCCGGCATGAGTGCCAGGAGCAATACATGGAGCAACCTCTTTAGTATATCCTATACCTTCAGCTTTCTGTGATAAATCGCATCCAAATGCTGTGGGTTCGCTTTGGGCGATTAACAGTTTATCCTTTTCGGAAGTGGTCAGAGTATTCGCAGAGTCTGTTTCATTTACATACATCCCACCATCGGGTCTATCCTTGCGAGTACCATTGGAATCGCACATCGTTACATTGTAGGCCTGAGTGTTCTTATTCTGTATCACCGCACAGAAGTTGCCCTTGTCGGGCATGAACTGATTATGGCATCGAGTAGTCAAGCTTGAGCTTGTTTGGGTTCCATCACTGAATGTGCCACCCTCTCCAACGCCTTTTGTAGCATCTCCGGCAGTTCCTTTCCCCGCTTCTCGGCTCGGCGGAGGATGCCCTGACACGCCTTCGGAGAAAGCGAGTATTTCGGATGTGGATTCGCCTCCAAAATCTGCGACAAGGAACACACGCTTGCGTCTTTGCGCGACTCCGAAGAATTGAGAATCCAATACTGACCATCCGACTTCACTCGCCCCGATGTTGTGTAACTCTCGGATGCACCTCGCAAAGTCGTAACCATCTCCGCTAGAGAGCAACCCTTTGACATTCTCAGCGAGAGCGATGAACCGATTTCCGCCAGCTCCTCCTCTCCGAATAGCTCGCTCTGCGAGTTGTTTGATAATGCGTGTTGCTTCATAGAATAATCCTGATCGTTTTCCATCTAATCCCTTTCTTTGGCCGGCTATACTGAGATCCTGACAAGGAAAGCCGTATGTTATAAATTCACAATCGGGCAGATCATCCGCCGATACTTTTGATACATCGCAGAATAAAGGAACATTCGGCCAACGATGCTTCAACACACCCGCCGCATTCTTGTCCCATTCCACTTGGGCAACGCATTCATGCCCCGCTTGTTCAAGTCCTTTGTCGAATCCACCGACCCCAGCGAATAAACTAATAAACTTTGCCATCTTCTTTCGTCCCTTTCTTCTTATTCCTAAAATCCAACTCATGGGCTGGCTTAGGGCGGACTCGCCGAATGTTAGTCCGGTAAGTCCGCCCCCTCTCATCAACAGCCAGTTTGTTTTTTTGCCAAAAGAGGTCGTACCCAATTCGGACATCCTCGTGAAAGCTGTGCCAAGAAATCTCTCTCACAGACTTTTGTACCACTCCCGAAAATCTTCATCCTTTTCTAGGAGGTCATTAATTATTAGACCGACAATATACCGGCTGACCGATAACTCTTTGTCGAAGGCCAATCGCTTCAGTCCATCCTTCATTCGATTTGGGCAATATATATTTACACTCGTTTCAGACATCGCATCGCCGAATATATAACCTGGTGTCCTGAATCGGGTTCCTTTAGTCTTCATCACACTCATCGAGTAACTCCTCCTCCCGCTTGGCCTTTGCCAAGGTCATGGCACAGCGTTCATCCTCCTCCGGCTCTTCTTCCTCCGGTACATTATGCCAATATTTATTCTCCATGACTTCTCGGATCGTAGTTCTTCAAAGACCGCCATAACTGACAAAGGGCGGTGAAATCGACCCATGCTTTGGCGAGGTCTTCGGGGGAATAGCGGATAACTTCAAAGCGACCTTTTTCAGTCGATGATATGAAGGCATTGGCTCCATGTACTCGATGGTTCAGAACATTCTCCTCGCCCCAATAGGTTGCGGCATAGGCGGCAATCTGATGAATCTGAAAATCATATGCGGTTACCTTCTGCCCCTCCTTTGTCTTGCGGGTTTTCCAGTCAACGATAAACATCTGATTATCTGATCCTTTTCCGACAATATCGACAGTACCGGCAAACCCATGATTCGTATTGACCAACATCTTTTCAAATTCGATGAAGGTCAGGTGGTTTGCCTGTTTCCAATCAAGTGCCGGTTGGATGTATTCCAATAACTCATCGGGTATATGCTCGCCCTTCCAATAGCACTCAATCGCATCATGGATTTTAGTCCCAAAGTCTGCCGCTTCTTCGACAGGCTTTTCGTGCTGAACAAGGCATCGGTCTGCATAGTTTTCAAAACTCTCGTCAAGCTTCGCCGGATTATCAAATGCTATACGAAGTAGCTGATCCTGTTTCCATCGCTCAAGACCAGGCTTGGCAAACAGGCCAAGTAAGGTTGTCACGGATGGAAATAGCCCATGCTTCTTAGCATCTCGAAGAGTGGTATTCCGTTCGCCGTCTCCCTTCGCTCGAGGCATAGTATGCATGGCCTTTCCCTCTCGGGTGTACCAATGCCCACCGCCGCCTCGCTTAGGTTTTTCTGTTAGAATAGCCACGGATTACCTCCTTCCCATATTTCCAAAGAAAGATTACCAGGTGAATTGCTCGTTTCAGATATTTCATCCTAACTTCGCCTCCACTTTTTTTACTAAGGATTGCAGTGAAGAATCAGTTTCAATATAACCGCTATAATTCTTCCAAGTAGATGAAACTTGGCTGTGGTCACGATCAAATGCTTTGCCGATTTCCACACAAGTTTTACCCGTCCTTAGTCTGCTAAGATAAATGGCGATAGAACGGGCAAGGGATACTTTTTCAGTTCTCCCCCGCCCATCTATATCACTTATCTCTACCCCCAAAGTCTCAGCAGACACTCGCTTTATGTCTTCTATTGTCATGCTCATAGAACCATGTCAGCCATTACTGCCACCCATCCAATTGCGAATAATATTGTTATCGGATTCATATTAGAAAGGTACATTTTCGGGTGCTGGACCAGTGAACTGAGTTCCCATTGTCTGCTGACTTGGAGCGGGCTGTTGTACGGGTTGCTGTACAACTTGAGGTTGATCGACTGTTACAGTTGTAGCAGTTTGCAACGGCTGACTTTGAGGCACTTGCTGGATCGGTGCTTGCATCGGCTGAACAGGTTGAACCACGGGAGCATTTTGAACCGTTGCGGGTGCTTCGTCTCCCGTTGGGATGACAAATCTTGACCTGTCAGGTATCTGATTTTCCATTCCCGCCATGACCGGCATGATTGCAGTAATGTCTGCATATTCCCGATTTTTTTGGCTGACCTTATTAATAATGTTCAGAGTTGCTCCTTTGCCTACCATCGATTCCGTGTCAAAGCCCGAAAAAGGCATCGTTCCGTTCCAAGAGGTGAGAGTCTTAAACAACTTACTCTTTTCATGGAGCGAAATCACCATTTCACCGGTCTGAATCATTGTTCCATCAGTTAATCCAAATAGGAAACGGCAGAAGTTTTTAGTCTCGATGACAGATGGATCTTCGTAGGAAGGTCGCTGAATATTCATTGAGTCCTTAACTGCCAAGCAGACTGCGAAGGTTTGCCCTTGAGGGGCGAGTGTAGTTAGAGGCCAACCTGTGATCGGTCCGCCTGTGTTTGATGATTGCTGTAGTATTGCCATGATATGTATTTATTTTTCTATCTTCATTTTTACGGGTGAAGGCCCATTATTGATTAATAAGAAAGTGTCTTAGTATTAGGATCGCATCGGCTGTCTTGAGGGTAATACCCTTAGTCGATGGAAAGAATCGCTTGGCATGGTTCGCCAAAACCTTCTTCCGTTTGCCCGAAGTGAGCTTAGTTAGCCCACTTAGTCCTTTTTGCCATTCCTGTGGGCGAACTAGGGTGAATGGAATTTCCGCCATCCGCAGAACTCCTTGGATAAATCCATAGTTTTCGCCTAGTTTAAATGAAGACGAGCTAGGGATCATCTTGCCAGCGAAGGGTGGGACTAACTCGACTACCGCTTCAACTGATTCAACATCGGGGTTGTCTAAAATATCTTCGATATGCTCGACAAATTCAAAGTCCTCCCCAATGTTGAATAAATGAATACTATTCAATCCTCCGTAAGCGATTGCGTAACCGCCACTCTTGCCAGGATCGATTCCAATGGTGACCTTCATGCGGCCTCCTCGGTAAGGTAGGAAATCGTTTTCCGAACATCGGAGGCTAGGTAAAGCCTTCCGTGTTTCCGCAGTCCAAACTTGTCCTTGAACTGCCGCAAAGTTTTATCCGAGGGTAGTCGGAATATTTCTTTGACTTCTTCCTTCGTCAGGAATAGGTCATGGTATTTATGTAGTAAATTATTTTCCATTTGCCGGTTAGTGTTAAAACCGGCGGGAAAAATCTACATCTTACTTATCGACTATTTTTGTCGCTGTAGGAGAGGAATGCATATTGTGCGAAACATAAAATGTTCCCGCCGGTACTTATTATGAATTTTAAAGAACTTATTCAGCCCATCCAATAGGTGAACTTTACCCTTAAAATAAAAAAATAATATCATGTCAATAGAAATTAATCTTTTTTTTACTAAAAGTGACATTTTATATTATTGTTAACAATTTTCATCTCTTTTTTTTGGCTCTTTAATAGTTCTTTTCGCTCTGAGTAAGCGGTAATAATTCGAGTCTCCCCGAACTTTTTTCTTACCATATCCAGCCTGTCCGCCAATTTGGCCCAATAGCCTAGCCGCCTCTTTAATCTTATCCTTCCTGTCGATAATAGTGTAATCGATCCGCTCTCCTGTAACACATATAATATGTCCATCCCATTCATTATGGCTGACCTGGCTCATATTGTCACTATTGATATTACCCCATAATTTCCACTTCCTACGAACCGCCTCACCGACTTGCATACGCATATGCCTCATATTTTGCCCAAAACACTTCCGAATCTCGCCCTTATAGTGCAATGTGCAACTTAGGTCGTTTATCCATTTTTTAGTTCCTTTTCTCATATATATCCTTTCTCAACTGCTTGCGTACAATATCGTACCGCATTCAGCCATGCAAGGACTAAAATGGACTAAAATTACCCTATTTTAACGCAAGGGTTAGCGAAGAGGATTACCTGAATCTTTCGGATAACTTAGCACCGGCTGAAGCGGCTGGAGCCATGAACCGATTACCAGGCATAGCTGGTGCTTGCTGTTGGATTCGATTGGCGGGTTGAGCCTTTGGGGCTTTGGGGTCTGAGGGCATATAGTTTATATTCCTCTCCCCCGCATCGAAGGTTCCCCGATTGCCGGTGGCCGATTTGATTTGTTCGGGGGAGAAGGCGACATAGATATCAGAGGTAAAGTCGTTCGCTTTATCAGTTATTTTTGCTTTTACTCCGTCAAACCCAGTAACCTTTTTGAGTGCAGTATTTATAAATTCAGCATTTACACCCGCACCCATTAAATCGCCAAGTTGATCTAAAGCAGTCTCGTTTTTTGATATTAAATCGACTGCATTATATAAACCCCCATAGTCTGCTAAAAAACCTTCATCGATTGGCACTTCAGGGTCGTATCTATGTTGCTCTTCAGCAATCTCCATCAAAAGCGTTTCTAAAGTATCAACATCAAATCCTTTTTGTTCTACAGACATTGGTTTTTCTATGTCCAAATAAACCTCCATCAAGCTACCATCCTTACCCATATAGGATTGAGCCATACCTTTATCAGTAGCAAAGTAGAAACCTTGGCCTTCCATTCGACCTAAATTGCCGATTCGGTCATAATCGAAAACATTAAATTCTCCGCTAGGAGTCCCATGATAAACCACCAACGGCTCGCCGTTCTCATCGACTACCTTGGACTTGCCGAACCACTTCTTAAAGTATGGCGATTCCGTACCCTTCTCATTCCATAGCTTTGCGGCCTCGGCTTGCTTCCCCTTCCCCGCACCAGCCTCGGAGGCCGGCATGAAGAGTTTAGGTTTAGCTTGTTCAACTGACCCGTCTGGATAAATTGTTAAATAATCGGGCATCGGATACCCGTCAGTACTTACTTTTGCGATAACTGTATCATTCTTGCCAGCTTCGTAACTTATAAGACCCTTGTCGGCTAAACTGTCTAAGGTATCTTGTTGATACAATGTACGCCTAACTCCAGGTAAAGGGGCTGGGTCTGACTTTGATTTTGGGAAGGGAATTAAGTTATTATTTCCGTCTCCTTTTTCGGTTGGCATAAATGATCTTTGCCCCTCGAGACTTACTGAACTAGGCATTAAGTTCCGCCTAATTCGATCAATTACTACATTACGAGTGTTACCAGTTGGGTTCATTGTACCTATGCGATCCAATCGGCGGGATCGATAAGTACCTAAAGTATTTGCTTTTCTCTCACCAAGATTGAAAAGTGTTGGATTGTCCGCAATTTGTGCCTTACTGACTGGACCGAATGCGGCATTAAGAAGATCCCTCTGCTTATCGGTTATGCCACTTTGTGGGTTTTGATCTCCATTTAAAATACCTTTTGCATGGTTATCCAAATATTTCTCAAACATGGATTCAAAGTTTTTACGAATCACTGCGGGGTCTGATCCCCCAAATGCCTGACCGACTTCGTTACCTCTTCGCTTGAGTAGGAAATCAATATTCTTCTGTAGCTTATCAAGGGATACTGTATCCAGTATTACATTCCCATCTTTGGTAATGGTTATTCCGTAAACCAAACTATCCCGATATCCGCCTTTTAAACTCTTGTACTTCCTACCGCCTTTACCGGTGGCCGCATAGTAGAATAAGAGCATTTGATTTCCAATACCCTCCCTACCCGCCTTGCTGGCTTCCCGAAGAAAGTTTATCTGCGATGGATTATATCGATTGGTCCTTGAGAGTTCATCAATTATCGAATCGTCAATAAACTTGCCTGAGCCTGTGAGTTTTCCGTCTGCGGTTTCAGATAAAGTAACATGACCCTCGGGCAGATCATTTTCTCGGGCTTCGATTGA